CTGGGGTTGACTGCGCATTCTATCAATTTTTTCTTTTTCTCGTAGCATAGGTCGGGCATCTTCTCTTGGTATTTATCCTAAATAGGCATCCCAATTGTCTTCCACTATCCTCTGTCGACAATATTCATTATTGACGTATGTTGTAGCGAGTCATAGGAGGATCCGTCATATATGATAGATATCCAGTCGCTGCGGCCAGAGAGGATTTGGTTGAGACGCTTTAAGAAATCATCGGAATTCATCCCGTGAATGTACCAAGGGTAGATCAGCTTCAGGAAGAATATTAGGCCTTGCTGGCACATCGTTAATAACCCTAGGGTGTTCTTTTCGGGAGCAAACTAGCCGCGAGGCCTTGAGGATTGGTTTTGCGTGTAGCCATTGGAGTCGATTGTAAGCGCGCCTTCAAATGCGTGCTGTTCACCGCCCTTGCTCATGAACTCATAGCTATTGCCAAAGTATTTGGATAGTTCGTTCTAAGGGCATTTTAACCCGTTGTAAATTGCTTTTACGTATATTTTCTACTTGGCGGATCCGTAATGTTTCCTGGATTTTAGCCATTCTGAGACAGAGGGTAGGTTGAGGCTGGCCACTAGGTGCAAGTTTCTCCTCATATCAGCTGCCAGTGTGGCAAACGCACTGTTGATTCGCCTCAACCCGTCATCGCTCGGTATCAATCTTGGCTATGCTTGTCTATTTAGCATCGCGAATACCTCATTGTGCAACGACTTATTCGACCATTCGCCGGAGTTGCTGTCACCGCTTAGCGTGTAGCCGCTAGGGCACAACTGCGTCTAACCTGTGTCCTTTGGCATGGTGTCTAAAACTTTTTTCATTCTTTCCATGTCCCCGCTGGTATTGTAGTCATATTTGACGCCGTCTATGGTAAACTCAGCACCTTCCAGTATTGGGGAATTATTGTCCGTGCTTGCTAGTTCCTTGACATGATAATATGTTCCGCGATTCTAGGCCTATTTGACTATTCGGTCAATTTCGCTCCTGGAGTAAACGCCGCAGTCCAGTCGCTTCCAGCTCATATTGGCCAAGTAGAGATTCTTGAGCGACAAGAGCCAATTTATGCAGCTCTCGGTATACGACAGCTTGCACATCCCTGTAATGGTCATTATATTCCGAACCATGTCTGGATGATGACACAGCTAGACACAATTTTTGTTGTTCATGTTCCAGTTGGAAATAAGATTTCGTTGTGCGTGCAACAGTGTCACCCAATCCTTGGGTTTGCCACTCCTAATGGCTTTGTTTTTGAGGGCGTGCAACCTAGCCTTATCTGTATCAAATACTTTGTCGACATCGACAACTCGGCCAGTGTGTCTGTATCGGTGAGCGTACCTTGTTTTCCCAGTCCCCATGGGCATACAAACAGCGACATTGGGCTGGGCCCCTGCGGCTATTACCACGCCGTTGTTCGCTTGTCTCACCGTTATGCTTTCATGTAACTCTCTATACCTAAGTCGGATTTGCTCTGTCAGCTAAGGCGTTACTCGCGAATTGTGTACGGTGTATAACAAGTGGCTTATGTGCGAGATTGCGCACACGGCAATAAGTGCATTATAAAACATGTGGTAATAGTGGTAACCAATAACCTCGCCTTCGTCATTTGTGTCAGCCGTGAGCGCCTACAGTATAAATTGAAGAATTAGTGATACGCACTTACTCCATTTGACGACCGATAATATGGCTGTGATCGTGTCGCCAATTACCCCTGAGATTGCACCTAAGTTCAGGGCTATCCGATCGCCGCGTGCTGCTGCAACCAACTGCTCGTGTCTATGATTTTTCAAGACGATTGCCTCCGCGGCCTACGCGTCAGGTGATGGCATGGTTGTGCCGTTTATCTTTGAAGAGTAATAAGACTGTAAGATTGATGTAGCGACTTTGGCTATGTACTTTCTCTCACACGTTGACTCTGTCTAGGACCAGTTCCTAAAACGGCTGTATATCGACTCCAGTATCGAGCAGAAACTCATGACCACAACTGATGCAGCGTCTATGTTCAACGCGGGCCACTACAGTTTTAAGAGTGCATAAAGCTTTATCGTGGTTGACATAATCCACCACTATGCCCC